AAATAAAAAAGCACGTTAAAATATATCTGGATTATTTCGGTTACGGAATAGAGGATTTTATTCCCTGTGAGGCTTGCGGATCTAAGGCGGTTGATATTCATCATATAGACGCAAGAGGAATGGGCGGATCTAACAAGGCAGACACGATTGAAAACTTACAGGCATTATGTAGGCAATGCCACGTTGTAATGGGGGATACAAAAACGCATTATGATTATTTAAAAGACATACATAATAAAAAAATAGATGGCAAAGGTTAAAAGTGATTCAAAAAAGGTTAATTTTGGCAAAAGAAAACGAGGACACGCTAAGAAATCATTTAACAAACATAGCCAAAGACCAAAAGCATATAGAGGTCAGGGCAGATAAATTTAAAACCTATGATAAAAAAAGTTAAGATTACGGAAGTAATTGCAAACCCAAACAACCCCCGTTTAATTAAAGATGACAAGTTTAAAAAATTAGTAAAGTCAATACAAGACTTTCCTGATATGTTAAACGTACGTCCTATTGTAGTTAATCAAAATATGGTTGTACTTGGTGGCAATATGCGACTAAAGGCAATTAAGGAAGCAGGGCATACAGAGGTCGAAGTTCAAATAGTTGATTGGACAGAAGATCAGCAAAAAGAATTTATCATAAAGGATAATGCAAGTTTTGGCGAATGGGATTGGGATGACCTGGCAAATAATTGGGATGAGCAACTATTAACCGAATGGGGATTAGATTTACCCAACTTTACTAATAACGATATTAAAGAAAAAGAAGATAAAACTATTGATGTTTTAACTTGTCCTAATTGCGGAGTATCTTTATAAAACAGAAACATATCAGAAATGCCATTTGAAAAAGGAATAATACCAGAAGGCGCGAAGCCATTTGAAGCAGGCGAATCAGGTAACCCAAACGGACGCCCGCGTAAATATGTTAGCCTACTCAAAGAACAAGGCTACAAGTTAAGCGAAATAAACGACACTATCCAAGTGATGATGTCAATGGATATGGAGGAACTTAAAAAAGTTTGGGATAATCCAAAGGCTACGATATTAGAAAAGACTATTGCGGCAGCTATGCGTAAATCTTTAGAAAAGGGCAGCTTGTATTCTTTAGATACTTTGCTAACCAGAGTATATGGCAAGCCAAAAGAACAAATGGATATTCAGCAAGATACCAGGATCGAGGTTGTATTTGTTGAAGGTAAAACTATTTTGTAATGCGCATAGAATTACCAAATCCGCATATAAACAAAAAGAAGATTTTAGAATGCGATAAGCGTTTTATTGTAGTTATGTGCGGAAGGCGTTTCGGTAAATCAGAACTATCTCAATTAATGGGGATCAAGGCAGCAATCACAGGCGGACAAGTTGCATACATAACCCCAACATATAAATTGGCTAAGGCATTTTTTGAAAGACTAACGGCTGCTATCCCATTTAAAAACAATATCAGCAACCTAAAAATCTATTGCCCTAACAACGGATCTATTGAATTTTTTACAGGGGAACGATTAGATAATTTAAGAGGTCGCAAGTTTCATTTAGTTATCATAGATGAGGCAGCATTTATCCCTGACTTAGAATCAGGGTGGCAGAATAGCATACGCCCAACACTAACCGATTATCAAGGTAAGGCGGTTTTCCTATCAACGCCTAAAGGCAAGAACTTCTTTTACTCAATGTTTATGAAACAGGGCGAAGCTGATTGGCAGTCTTTTAAATTCAGCACCTACGACAATCCATATATCAATACAAGGGAAATAGACGAGGCGCGATTGCAGTTGCCAGAGGTTGTATTTGAGCAGGAATATCTTGCTAACCCTGCCGAGAATAGCGCAAACCCTTTCGGTAACGCCTTTATTCAAAGATGTATTAAACCAATATCAGCGCAGCAAATTGTGGCTTATGGGATTGACCTTGCCAAGTCTGTTGACTTCACAGTTATCATAGGGCTTGATAATGGCGGTAACGTGGCTTATTTTGACCGCTTCCAGATGGATTGGCATAATACTAAGGCAAACATTAAAAGGCTCCCTATCGCGCCTATATTAGCAGATAGCACGGGCGTTGGCGATCCTATCCTTGAGGATTTAATAAGGGATGGAATAAACATAGAAGGTTTAAAGTTTACAAGTCAATCAAAGCAGCAATTAATGGAGGGCTTGGCGCAGGCAATCCAACAGAATAAAATAGGCTATCCGCAAGGGGTTATCGTTGATGAGTTAGATATATTTGAATATCAGTTTACGGCTAATGGCGTAAGGTATTCTGCGCCTTCGGGATTCCACGATGATTGCGTTATGGCATTGGCTTTAGCCTGGCAGAATTTTAACTATAAAAGGGGATCAGGGCGTTACGCCTTTGCTTAATTACCGCTTATCCTTTATATTTACCGCTTATCATATTTTTAAATAAATATTTATAAGATGTATAAAATATGTATAAAAGGTGTATATTTGTTGAAACAAAACCAAAAAATATGAACATTCAAAATCTTATTAAATCAGCACAACAAAACAATTTTGAGGATTATTTAGACTGCCCACATCCTGATAGGGTGGAATATAAAAACATTAATTGCTTAATAATGACCTGTATGAAAGGTGATTATGATGGAGAAGTAATTGATGTTCTTTATAATTATATAACAGGCGAAATAATTTCAACATCTGTGTATTCACATTTTGTTGGAGTTGAATCTAAATTTAAAATTAGTAACTAACCCCCAAAGTCAGGGGTGCGACTGATTAACGCACTTTTATTATGAACAGATTAAAAACCTTACAGGAAAAAAGAAATGAGCAATACAAAGCGGAAAGCCTTAGCGGTAAATGGTTCTGGTATATTATGGGCGGCGCTTTATTATTAACGGCTTTAATAGAAAATTTATAATTATGCCATATTCAACTTGCTGCGGCGCACATACAAACTTTGAGGAAATAGGGATCTGTCCTGATTGCTTAGAACATTGCGATTGGGAGGAGGAGGACGAGGACGAAATAGAAAAGGATAAAGAAACAGAAAACCAAATTGATCAAGCTAAAATAAATAAGTATGATAAAGAATAATTATTTAATGGGGCAAGAATATATGATCCGTCTGGAAAATGAGTTACTTATAGAAAGGATTGCAAAGATTGAAAAGGAATTAGGCTTAAAAGAAAAGGAGAACAAAGATTTAAAGATTCAATTAAAAATGGTAAATTTAGCATTGACAGACGTATCTTAAAACCTATACTATGATAACTAACTTTGAGGAAATCACAAAGGAATTAACAGAGGACGAAAAGAAACTTGTGCCTATAATCATTAAGGGATTAAGCACTAAAACCAAAGATAATCCTATCAAGGGTGCGGATATTGTAAACGCAATAAACGAAAATAAAGATAGGTACGGGATTAAGCTATTTAGCGAGCCAAGATTAAGAAAGATAATTAACTTTATAAGATCCGAAGGCATACTTCCTGTTATGGGTAAATCAAACGGGTACTATTGCACAAAGGATCGGGCAGAGTTACAAAGCCAGATTGATAGCCTTACACAAAGGGCGGAGGCAATAATGACAAGCGCAAACGGACTAAAAAAATTTATATTATGAATCCAAAAGAAAAAGCAAAAGAATTAGTAGATAAAATGTTATACCAAATTGATTGGAATGCACAAGAGTCTACATTTAAAATGGTTGCTAAAGAATGTTCATTAATAGCAGTAAATGAATTAATTGCTAATGAACATTTGGAAGCTGGCGATAATCCATATTGGATAAGAGTTAAACAAGAAATACAAGCATTATGAAACAATTAATTGACCTTCGGGATTGGGTAGATCAGCAATGCAAGACAGGGCAGCCTTTTACTTGCGCAGATGTATTAAATAAGATTGACACAATTTTAGAAACAGAAGAGGATTTTCAAGAACTTTTTGTAACTTCGGCGTATGAAATGGAATAACATTAGCGTTTGGCAATATCAGAATATTGTAAAAACTCTTGCAAATAAACAAGATGACGAAATAGAAAAGTCGTTTAAACTTATAGGCATTGTTTATAATATGACTGAAAATCAGGTTGATAGCTTAACCCAAGCGGAGTACAAGGCAAAACTAAAGGAGTGCGATTTTTTAAATAGTTTGCCAGAAGGTAAACCTGTAAAGATCATAAAAGTAAACGGCAAAAGATACCGATTGATCTATGATGTTACAAGGATGCCATTCGGAAGGTATGTAGAAAGCAAAGCATTCGTAGGGGATATATACGGCAATCTGCATAAGTTAGGGGCTACAATGGTAATGCCACAGAAAAGAAATTGGCTTGGCTTCTGGGTTGATGATAAGTACGACGCAGCGAAGCACGAAGATTATGCAGATGATATTTTACAAGCTAATTTTCAAGACGTTTATTTTTCTCTGGTTTTTTTTTATCAAGTATTCAGAAATTGGATCGAAGTTACAAGGGATTATTTGGTGACCAAAATGATGATGACAGGGCAGACGAAGGAGCAATGCAGCCAAGTGGTAGCAGATTTATGCAGTATTTTGGATGGCATTATTCAGCCAAACTTATTGCCGACCACGAAAATATCAGAGTTGAGGAAGTTTATGACAGATTAACAATAGAGGCTTTAAATACATTGTCTTATCTAAAAGCAAAAGCGGATTACGATAGGGAGTTACATAGACAGTTGTAGATTTGTGGTTTACCCCTGCCAATATGGTGGGGGTTTTTTGTGCGGTATATTTAAGCCGTTTATCTATTTATTGTTATGAGTATTAGTCAAGCACAGGCAAAGGCGATAGCAGATAATTTTACATCCTTATATGGGGAACAAAGAACTATTAATGATGAAATGCCTGTTATTGAAGCATTGCTTTTTAAATATGGCGCAGAATTTAAGCAACAGGCTATTGATAATTTAAACGCAAACAAATCAATCGCATCTGGTAAAATAGAGGAAATAGCTTTTGAAGTTACTAAATTTGGCACTACTTATACATTGACAATGGGTTACCCTAAGAATGAGCCAGCGTCAAAGTATTGGGATTTTGTCAATCAGGGAGTAAAGGGAACTAAAAACATAAAGGCAGACGGCAAAACGCCATACGCATTTAAGAGCAGTAAAAAGTCAATACCTGTATCAGTTGTAGAAGGATGGCTTAAATACAATAAACTAAAGACAGTTGCAGTTAAAAAATATAGCAAACTTGGGGTGGAATTAAAAGCGATTGAGGGTAAAAAGAGTTTAGCAGCAGCAATAGCAAGATCAATACACACGAAAGGTTTAAGGTCAACCAGGTATTTTGACAAGGCAAGGGATAGCGTATTTGGATCTGCTTTTCAAAAGATTATGAACGCAGCATTAGGATTTGATGTTGAAATAAAAATTACACAAATAGCAAACGAAATAAAAGATGGCAATAACAATAGAAAGTAGTCCT